TATTCTTTCTGCCGTAGGTGACGCGGCTGCCATGTTAGGCAGCGGGCAGGAAGGCATAGACGGAATGCTCATGGCCCTGTCACAGATGAAAGCCAAGGGCAGGGCTCAGGGCGAAGAAATGCTACAGCTTGCTGAGCGCGGCGTAAATGCTTATCAGTATCTGGCAGATTATCTGGGAACAGATATACCGGGTGTCATGGATAAGATGCGTAAAGGAGCGGTGGATAGTACCACGGCTATCAACGCTGTGGTATTAGGCATGCAGAAAGATTTTAAAGGCGGGATGAAAGGCCTGTCTGAAGAAATAAACGGTATGGTGAGTAACATTAAAGACGGAACGGAAAGCGTCATGCGTGACATAGGAAAGTCTATTACCGAGGGACTCAATATCAAGGAACACCTGAAGGAAACCACGGAGGTAATAAGCGGTTTTGCCGCAGCTGTTAAAAAGCTGGGGATAAGGGAAGCAATATTACAGATGGTGCCTCCTGAGGCCATAGTCCTCATCGGTTCTTTAGGAGCCGTCATTGTGACCATTGCAGTTCCGGCTTTGGTAGCCTTAGCCGCAAAAGCACTGGCCGCTGTTCTTGCCATAGGAGGCATATCTGCTCCAGTTATCTTAGCGGCAGCGGTGATCGGCGGGGCCTTTGCCCTTATCATGGCAACTACGGACGAATTGGGTAATCTCTGGTTTAACACCTGGGAATGGATGAAATCTACCACCTCAACTTTTGTGGATGCCATAAGCCTGTCCATCTGGAACTTTGCCAAGGATATGCTGGAATACCTTAAACCCATAATGGAGTTCTTCGGTATGACGGATACCATAAAGAACTGGACAGCTGCCGTGTCGCAGGGAGTTAAGCTAAGCTCCCAAAGCCTTAATCAGTCAGCCTTAAAAAATGCGGCAGATTCTATTGGCATGGATAAGGCATGGGCAGACACAAAAGATAAGCTGTCCGGCTCTTTGGATAAGATAAAGAGTTTTAATGTGGGAAATAGTCTGGACAGCACTTTTACTGGCCTTAAGGGTACGGGAGCAGACAGTGAGCAAAAGACTCTCACCAAAGGCATAGCCAAAGACGTGTCTAAGATTGCCACCACAACTAACAACGGCAAGATCGCAGTGGATAAGATGCGCGCCCTGCAGGGTAAGATTTCCTATTATGCCCAGGATGGCACGAACTGCATGAGAACCATAGGCATGGCTTTAGAGGGAACTCCCTTTGAAGGGGTAATAGATGTGGACGTTGCCCGTGCCATTGCTGAAAAAGAAGGACTTTGGCGTGACAGTTCCTATAAGGCTCAGGCAGGGGACATAGCCATAGTAAACGACGGCTGGCATGCCACTATGGTCACGGAAAATGGCGGGACCATTCAAAACGGCGAGTCTCATAATGGGGTATGGGAATCATCCCAAAGCCCTGAGGATATGTTTGGGGGAGTTACGGGGTATATTGCCACCAGCTCCTACTTTACCGGGGCAAGGGAAAGTATAGATAACCTCAGGGCAAAAACCTTGGAATGGGAAGAAACATTAAATCGCATAAATGACAGCGCCCAGGATTTAGCTCTGGATCTTACCGAAAGAAATAAGCTACTAGGACTTGAGGGCGTAAGGAAAGATTATCAGGAGCTGCTTTTAGAAACAGATAAATATGCCGTTGAGCTGGAAAGAAAATACCGGGATATGGCTCTTAAATTTGCCAAGGCAAGCGTACCTGAGCAAGGTGCCATGATGTCAGCCTGGACAGAAAACGGCATAGCCTTTGAGGAAACAGAAAAAGGCAAGGTCAGTTTCTCACAGCAGATAGCCAGTGAGCTGGTACTTATAGAAGCAGAAAAGCAGGAGAAGATTAAAAGCCTTAACATGGCAACAAAGTTATTTGAGGATGACCTTGCCAAGGCAAGAAAAGAAACAGACCTTGCCATGATGCAGGAGGTATTGTCTTCTGAGCAGGCACTTACGGAGCTTAGAAAAGAAAATGCCAGGAGCTTCATAGATCAGTACTACGATTTATGGAAAGAAGCTCATACAACTTTTTCCGATTCTTTTAAGAGTGGCGTGGGTGATGTGGCAGATTCTTTCGCTGACTTTTTTAAGGGAGTAATTACAGGATCTTCTAGCCTCAAAGAGTCCTTTGCCGACCTTTTAAGTTCATTTATTTCTATGGTGGCGGAGATGGTGGCTAAGTGGGCAGCGGCAAGGGTTACCATGGGGATGTTCCAGTCCATAATGCCACAGAATAATTCCCTCCTTGGCAGCATAATAAGCGTAAGCGGAGGCGGGCTTAATCTTACGGGCGGGTTAGACAGTTATGTGTCTGCAGGACCTTCTATTTCTATTGGAGCCGCAGCAGGAGGAGGCGTAGTGAGTGGTCTTACTCTTGTTGGAGAAGAAGGACCGGAACTCGTGAAGTTTAACAGCCTGTCCAGGGTGTTTAATAACAAGGACACAAAGGCTATGATGGGAGGCAGCAGCATCAACATGTACGTTTCTACTCCTGACGCAGAAAGCTTCAAACAGTCAAGAGCACAGATTAGCTCTAGCCTTGCAGGCATGGTAGCGCGCGGAAGGAGGAACACGTAATGGGAGCATTATTTCATGAGGTTCGCTTTCCCTTAAGCATTGGGGCAGGTTCCACCTTTGGGCCAAGCTACAGCACAGATATAGTGACCATGCCAAACGGGGCGGAGCAGAGGAATGTTAACTGGACATATCCAAGATGCTCCGGCAGTGTTTCCTTGGGGGTAAAAGAAGAAGGAGAGTTTTATAAGCTCCTGACCTTTTTCCACAACAGGTGCGGCAAAGCCTATGGGTTCCGTTTTTATGACTATTTCGACCATGAAGGAGATAGAGAGTTTTTAGGCAGAGCAGACGGAGCCACAAGAACATTCCAGCTCAGAAAATTCTACATAGACGAGGAACCGTGGATTGCCAAGGAGAGGAAGATACTAAAGCCTATCCAAGGCAGCCTGCATATTTATTTAGTAGATATAGCCGAGGATGAAGAATTAACCTGGCAAAGGGCTATGGAAATAAGGAAAAACAAGGAAGGCGAAGAACAGCAATTCACTTGGTTATGTGATTACACAACTGGAAGGGTAACATTTAATGAGGCACCGGCTGTTAATAAGCTCATTCTGGCATCATTTGAGTTTGACGTGCCGGTTCGCTTTGACACAGATTCCATGACTGCTAACTGGGAACTGGTAAAAGCGGCAGGCTGGACGGATATACCCTTGATAGAACTAAAGTTTTAGGAGGCAACATGAGCGTATTAAGTATTTATGGTGGTGAGGTCACGGCGGGAGATGTTGACGGCGACCTTATTACCAATGAAAGGAAACTGGCCTTAAAAGGAACCAGGGGAAACCCTGTGATATCTACCTATGCCTTGCGTACCATAGGAGCATCCAAGCCTGCCTTGGTTGTAAAAGGAACCCTTGACGGTCCGCAGAAGGAATGGTTCTCTGTGTCCTTGAATGGGGAAAGCTGGAGTGACAGGTTCGACATCCCATATATAGCAGGAGGAAATGTGCTGTTTTTCTTAAAGTGCGATATTCCTGAAGATGCAGACTATGGGGATAACACAAGCAATTATTTAAACTTGGATTATTTTGGAGGTGTGTAGCTTGACACTACATTTTTATATGAATGGAACAAAAGGTTCTCAGGACGGGGAAGAAATCAGTAACGGCGATTTCACGAACCCCGTCCTTTTTGACGGTTTTTATCCGGCAGCAGGAGTGACCTTATACAAGAAAGTCCCGATCTTTATAAGGGCCGATGCAGGGGAAACCTACTACCTTGTACAAATTGAGATTCGGGGAAATACCGCGCGTAAATATTATTTTAAGAATTGCGTTGCTAGAAATGGCGGAGGAGATTACGGCTATGGCGATTATTTAAAATTTAATGGCGAATACTTTTATCGGGGGATAGTGGCTCTGGGTGTTGTGGGAGATACCAATGTAGAGCTGGATATACTGGCTTCTGCCAGCGGGGACGAGGACAACAGCCCTGACCTTACCACAAAAATATACGCAAGGAGTTGTTATAATGGCGCATCTTAAGCTTTATCTGAATGGAACGCCGGGTGGCACGGACGGAGAAGAAATAACGGATGCAACGACACTAAAGGGCATCATGACAAATAGCCATGCAAGCTATAACAGTACCGGGTGCGCTATTGTGCCTATCTGTTTTCGTTGCGAGACAGGGTTTAAGGCCACCAATCTGCAGATTATGACAATTGCCGACGTCTCGTTTCTCACCATGTATAAAAGCAGCAATTCATATAACTCAGTCAGCGACCTAGATACGTTTAAAGCCATTATGGCAGCGAACTATTTTGTCGCCAACAGTATTTATTCCAGTACTTTTGGCCTTACTGTAGAAAACACAAACGTGATGGTTGTTCTCTGTATTGCTGCCAAGGCTTCTGATTCCACAGGACTCACAGACATTTTCTCCGTTTCCTATGTAGAGGATGCGGTATCATGAGCGAGACCATTAGCGTAGGCATGGTTCTTGGCATAAATGAGGCAGAGATTGGAGAAAAGGCGGGGGACATAAAAAGGGTGTATAGCTCTGAGCCTTTGACCATCAGGATGCTGGAAGAAATAAACTCAGCAGGAGATAAGGAAATAACAGGTGATGCCAAGAGGATATATTCGTTCGGCGGTCTTAAAGTCACTATGGACAGAGCTATCGGCACGGCAGCAGACGATGAGAAGGCAGGGGATATAGAACGGATATATACTCCGGGCGGCCTTAGGGTAAAAATGCATAGGCTCATAAATACAGCTGTAGATAATGAAGTCTGCGGAGACTTTATCCGTATCTGCTTTGTTACCCTGGCCCACATGACCGAGAACTTCACCATAATCCTTACCGTGGAGCAGCCTTACGGTATTCCTTGGATGCAAAACGAGATAGTTCACAGCGCCTGGTGCTGGAAGATAACAAGGAAAGACGGTATGGTCTTAGGCTTTACTTCCCATGATGAGGACATAACATATGACGGGCTGGTGTATAAGGCTGCCACAGGGTTTGCACCGACGGCTGTTTCCACTTCAGGAGATATGGCAGTGGACAACCTTGACGCGGAAGGCATGCTGAGAAGTGATTCTTTGACGGCAGTTGACCTCCGCAAGGGTTTATATACCGATGCTGCTATTGAGGTGTTTCTTATAAATTACCAGAACACCAAAGATGAAATATTCCTCATGCGTAAAGGAACACTGGGAGAAGTGAACTATGGGAAGAACGGCTTTACGGCAGAAATACGGGGCCTTATGGAGGCGTACCAGCAGCAGGCGGGCAAGGTATACCAAAAGACCTGCAGAACGCACCTTGGCAGCAGTGAGTGCGGTATTTACCTTCCCAACTGGACACATGCAGGAGCTGTTACCGGCATCCAGGATGACGGGAGTTTCGTCATGAACCTGAGGCAGGCAGAAGACTTTTATTCTTATGGTGTGATCACATGGGTTACCGGGAAAAACGCAGGTATGCAGATGGAAGTAAAAAAGTATTATGCTAACGGAAAAACAGAATTGTTCCTCCCGATGCCCTATGGGATACTTCCGGGGGATACTTTTAACATAGCGGCAGGCTGTGACGGGAATGCCACCACTTGCAGGTCAAGGTTTAACAACCTGGTTAATTTTAGAGGGGAGCCGTATATAATCGGGAATTCTTATGCGGCAAGCTATCCCGTGAGCAGTTCTGATAACATTGTTGCAGAAGGAGAAGACGTAAGGGTAGGAGCATATAAGTGGGGTGATTAAATGAAAAGAAGCGAGATAGTAAAAGAAGCAGAAGGCTGGGCTGGGACCAAGTGGCAGCACCAGCAGGCCAGAAAACAGGTGGCGTGTGACTGCGCAGGACTGGCAAGAGGTGTTTACGCCAACCTTACGGGAACAAAGGTAGAAGTCATGGATTATCCGGCAACCTGGCATTTATTCAAAAAAGAGGAACGTCTATATAACACCTGCAAAGAAATAATGACGGAAAAGAAGCTGGAAGATATTAAGGCAGGAGATATCCTGCTTTTTTCTTACCGTCCCAGCTTTGTCTGCCACCACATCGGGATTTATCTTGGCAGGGAAAAGTTCATTCACAGCGATATGGACGTGGGCAAGGTCATAGTAAGTAATCTGGATAATTTCTGGAAAAAGCGTCTCAGGACGGCTTTTGAGTTCAAAGAGGTGGAAGACTAATGGCAACAGTAGCGGCGTCACTGTTTCTGGCAGCAAATCCCATGAGCTTTTTTGCCTCATTTCTCCTTATGGCAGGAGCGAGCATCGTGGACAGCTACATAGTGTCGGCTTTAACTCCTGCCAACCAGGTGAGCGAAGGGAAGGTAAGCGACCTTAACATTCAGACCTGCAGCGTAGGCAGCGCCATAAACAAAGGCTACGGCAAAGTACGCATTACGGGAAACATTATCTGGGGCACTAAGTTTACGGAGCACATCAAGAAAACAACCACGTCATCCGGTGGCAAAGGAGGCGGAGGAAGTAAGACAACGACCACGACTTATACTTATTCTGCGTCCTTTGCCATAGCACTGGCAAGGGGGCCTATAGTAGGCATAAGCGATGTCTGGGCAGACGGGAACTCCATATCCTTAAGTGATGTGGACTATAGGTTATATAACGGATCTGACAGCCAGTTACCGGATGACTTTATGGAAGCAATAGAAGGGGCGGGTAAGGTTCCTGCCTATAGGGGTCTTGCGTATATAGTGTTTCGCAACATGGTCCTTACGGACTTTGGCAACAGGATACCGACCTTTAGCTTTGTGGTACAGTTCCCTAAGACGAACCTTAAAGAAATAGTGGAAGAGATAAGCGAAGACGCGGGGCTTATCTTGCAGCAGGATGTGGATGCTTCTGCTTTAGGTGGCATAAACGTAGAAGGCTTTTTGCGCAGTGGCAGTAAGACCTTCAGGGAACAGATGGAAGAACTGAGAGTGGTTCATATTTTCGAAGGGGCAGAGAGGTTTGGCAAGCTGGTCTTTGCTCCCAGGAATTTTTCTAATGTGGTGGCCGTGTCATCAGGAGAAATAGGGGCATATGAAAACAAGCCATCTGATGAACCGTTGCAGATTTCCACCAAGTATGATATGGAACTGCCTAAAAGGCTCACGGTTTCCTACCTATCCAAGGATAATGACTACCAGACGGGTTCACAGACCGGGTATAGGCAGCTTACGGGTGCCATAACAGAAGAGAGCATGTCTACTTCCGTGGTAATGAGTGACAGCGTGGCGAAGTCAGTGGCAGAGATGCGCCTTTATGAACTGTGGATGGCAAGGACAAGCTATGAGTTTAAACTGCCCATGAAATACGGCTTTGTCCTGCCGGGAGATATTTTGCAGCTTGATCTGCCGGACGACACAGGTGAGCAGCTGGTCGTGGTAACAAAGTCTAACTTTGGCAGGCCGGGGCTTAACGTGATCTCAGCCAATAACGTGAACGCAGGTAACTACACTGTGGTATCAAGGCCGGTAGATGAAGTGCCGGAAACAATAGTGTCTATGCCTAGCGAAGTCTTTGCCTATATATTAGATTTTCCTAAAGTGCCTCAGGACACGTCAAGCAGTGACGAATATGTTTACATAGCCATAGGGGCTAAGAGTTTTTATGGAGCTAATGTCTACAGGTCTTATGACAACGGCATAAGCTACGAGCACCAGATGACTTTTACGGGAGCAGGGGTATTTGGAGAAGCTGTAACGACTTTGCCGGAAGGAGTGCCTCAGTACTGGGACAACGGGCATACTGTAGACGTGAAACTCGTGGCAGGGGTTTTAGAGAGTCATACAAAGGAAGAAGTACTGAACTTTGCCAATGCGGCTGTGTTGGGGGAAGAAGTAATCCAGTTCAGGAACGCTGAGCTTATAGGGGAAAATACCTATAGGCTGAAGGGGTTGCTGCGCGGCAGAAACGGCACGGAACATATGGTGAGCAGTCACGTGGCAGGAGAGCGTTTCGTCCTTATCACCACAACTGGCGTATCTGCCCTGCCCATAGCGGTAAGCGACTGGTACACAAACGTAAAACTAAGGATCGGGCCCAGGAACAGTTCTGTATTAAACGAGAGCTATAAGGATTATGATTTTACGCCGCAGGCGATAATGGCAAGGCCCTGGAGCGTCTGCTCATTAAAAGCCAAGTGGCAGAATGGGGAATGCAATATATCATGGAAACGCAGGACAAGAAAGAACGGCGCCTGGAAGGATTATTCTGATGTGCCTTTGTCTGAGAACACTGAGGTTTATGATATTGAAATATTAGATGCTAAAGGGAAAGTGCTAAGGACGGTAGCGTCCACAGAGCAGAAGTTCACATACAGCAAAGAAATGCAGGACAAGGACACGGGGTTTTATTCTGCAAGAATTTATCAGATAAGCGAAACCCGTGGAAGAGGACTAGGAAAGGATGTGGTTATTTGAGCAGCACCAAAAGAATAGGACTGGAGTACCTGGAGGTAAACCAGTCGCAGAAAGAAGTAACAGTAAATGAGGCATTAAATAGGCTTGACGCTTTTGTTAGTTTAACAGTTGAAGACATACTGACTTCGCTACCTGGCAGCCCTGAAGAAGGGGCTGCTTTTTTAATTGCCAAAAGTGCCACGGGAGACTGGGAAGGAAAAGATGACCAGGTAGCCCACTACCTAAACGGCGGTTATGAATACTGCCTTCCTTTTGAGGGCTTACGGGCATATGTAAGTTCTACCGGTAAAGAATATAGGTATGTAGGTAGCTCTTGGAAAGAGATAACAGTTCCTCCCATACAGGTGGTAGATGCCATTCCTGAAATACCGGTAGAAGGCACGGTTTATCTGGTGAAGGGAGGAGCCTAATGATTAAAGTGGGGAGTCTGCCTATTACGGCCATATATGTGGGTAGCACGGAAATTGTGAAAGTCTATGTCGGATCGGTATTAGTCTGGCAGAAAGAAGGTGAGTAGGACGGGAGAAGGAATATTAATAAACGTCATGAGCGTAGTAATAGGGGCGCTGGGGACATACATAATCACTGAAATACGCATAAGGAAAAGAAAGCGCAATGCCTTACGAAGTGGTGTACAGGCCCTCCTTAGGGACAGGATTATTCAGGCCTATAACCATTACGTGAAAGAGAAAAAGTGGATACCCATATATGCAAAAGAGAGCCTTGTAGCTTCGTATGAAAGCTATGAGGCTCTTGGCGCAAATGGGGTTATTGATGACTTAATGGCAGAGATAAATGCCCTGCCAAACTACAAGGAGGATGTTACCGATGATAAAGAAGTGGGTTAAGAAGATAAAGAAATTCAGATTAACTAAGCCGGCAGTAAAGCTTGTCTGCAGTGTCATAGCCATCTATGCGCTGCTTATTTTTTTGTTCGTTTTGGGAGTTGTGTTTAATGCCAAGGCTGTAGGCAAGGTGGACTTAATAAGCATCATAGAGATGGTAAAGGTGCTCCTAGGGCCTGCGGCCATAGCTGCAGTTGGCTTTCTGGGAAAAGCTTTCATAGATTCTGACGGGGACGGCATCCCGGATGCATTTGAGGAACTGGAAAGAAATACAGTGAGGGAAACTAAGCTGGGGGAAGGTGAGAAAGAATGTTAAAAGAGATACAGTTTCAAAGACATAAGCAAAGGATGTATATGCTTGATACAGATTATAACGAGATGGGAGATTACGAATGCCGTGACGATTTCTGGCCTGGCTATAACTCTAAAGGCCAGGAAAGAGAGAGCCTGCCCAATGGAACCTATCACGGAATCACTGCCGAGGTAACCCATGGAAAGTATGGCGCTGCTTATGGTAATTTTTATATCACTACAGGTGATGAGAGAGGACGAGATATTCACGGTGGCGGTTCCAACAGCCCGGAACCATATGCTGATTACCAAGGGTGGTATAAGACCTTAGGCTGCCTCAGAATGCAGAACAAAGAAGGCGTGGAAATGTCTGAAGAAATTATTGCCAGCGTCAATGCAGGTATTGATGTTGTCTTGACCGTAGTAAATTAGAGGAGGGAATGGACTTGTGGAATCTATCAAAGAGTATTTTAGAGAAAACCGTTATTTTTACATTGCTTTGCTTTTGCTGCTCGTGGGGTTCATTGTTTGGTGCTATGTGTCAGGCCGAGGAACAGATAATCGTGCCGATAGCACAATGGACAGAATTGAAACAGAAGCTAGGTCAGCAGGAAGTGCTGCTCGTGATGCTGGAAGAAAAGTTGAAAACGCTGAAGACTCCATCAGAAGAGCTGAGGACGCAGTTGAATCTGGCCAAAGAGCAGCTGAGGAAGTCTCAGATGGAATTAGCGAGTGCCAAGACCTCGCTCACGAAAGCCGAAAGCTCAATACAGATATTGCAGGCCTCATTAGAGACATTGAGGCTGCAAATAGAAAAAGAACGCAGGATTCAGAAAAGAGTCCTGTGGCAAAATAGGGTATGGAGTTTGTTAGGTGGGTTGGGAATTGGATTATTGGTGGGGAGATAAAAGTGTATATTTCTTTAAACCTATTTTTCCTTAGGTATAAGTTATCAAACCACCCAAATTAAACGGCTCACAGGCCATTTAACGAGGTCAATTTTATAGCGAAAACATGATTATAAGGCTATTTACGGAACGTCCGTAGATGGCCTTATTTTTTGTTTTGTGTGTACTTATATGCTATACTTAAACCAAGATTATAACCAATGGAGGTCCGCCAAATGTATAAGATTTCAAATTTAGAAGATAATAGTAATGTAAAAGTAATTGACCAGATGGGTTGCGTAAAAGTGGTGGAATACCAATCAGATCTAAGCGTACAACCTGATGATGCAGCAGCCGTGTATTTTGCTCAGAAAATGAATATTAAGCGTAGGCAAGTAATGATTGAACTCAACGATAATAGCTTTATATTGCAAAGTGGTGCTATGCAGTGGGTGGCCGGCAATATTACAAGCGGCTCAGGCATTAAGGGGCTAGGTGATTTAGTTGGTAAGATGTTATCATCTAAGGTAACTAAAGAAAGCACAGTAAAGCCTGAATATAGCGGCAATGGTACGATTATGCTTGAACCTACTTATAAGCACATATTGCTTGTAGATATTAACCAATGGGGATCTATGGTTATTGAGGATGGAATGTTCCTGGCTTGTGACGGGCAAATAAGCATTAAAACAGCTATGCGTAAGACTCTGTCGGCTTCTCTCGCGGGGAATGAAGGCTTATTTAATCTGTCATTACAAGGAAATGGTGTGGCTGTATTGGAGAGTCCTGTTCCCAAAGAAGAGTTAATAGAAGTAACATTGGATAATGATGAATTAAAGATTGATGGTAGTATGGCTGTGGCCTGGTCCAGAAGTCTTGAATTTACTGTTGGCAAATCCGGCAGAACAGTTATAAGCTCTGCAATTAATGGAGAAGGACTAGTTAATATTTACAGAGGAACTGGTAAGGTTTGGATGGCGCCTACCAGATGAAAAATAAGCTTGAAAGCACTGTATGAGAAGTGTTTTCAAGCTTATTATGTTTAGAACTTAATCAAGTCTGGATATTCTTGAATAATCTTATTTAATGCTTGTTTTAATTGGCTGAGCATTGTGGTGCGTGGAATACCGAGCTTTTGCGCAATAGCTTGGTCTGAGAAGCCTTTTAAACGCAATTTACCTATTTCAGGCGCTGAAGGCATGAACTCGACAAGGCGCTTCAGAAGTTGCTTGCACACTAAAGCTTCAGCTACAAAATCGCCTGTGTCAATAGAAGAATCAGCCAGTACGTCTAGTAGTGTTAAATTATTATCATTGGTAGTAGAGATGCGCTTATCCAGGGATATAACCTTGCTGTCAACATGAAATTTGCAGTCGAGGCACATACCGTCACAGGTCCAAAGTAACTTTTTAGGGCACATGCAACGTCCATTGTCCTGCTCATTCTTCCTGATACTCCAAATTTTTCGATAAATAGAGCGGTATTGTTCCTCAGTAATTGGAACTAAAATGGTCTTTTTCGGGTTCTCCGATGTCCGGATGGGGTAGTAACGCTTTTTCGTGTTTGTCATTTTTTGACCTCCGTAAATTAATTTTTTGGATTAATCACAGGAGGAAACTTTCTACTAGCGATACATATATAACCCGAAATACATTGAAGGAAATGATGTAGGATGTTATAATGATTTAGTAGGGTTTATTGGGTATTGCTAAGTAAAAAATGCTCCTGTGATTTCTCACAGGAACATCTAATAGTTAGCTAAGTTATTTATCTCTAGTTAGTAAAGTTAGTAGAGTAGGTATTTTTTTTGCTGAGGTACTTAAAATGACAAAAAATGTGAAATTCAGATTATGCGGCGGCACATTTTTCACGTTGCTGCTAGAAGCACGAAAACCTAGATTTGGCGTTAGAGAGCATTATATGGGTGCTTCTGATGGTCTTTCAGAACCTAACGTTCTAATGGCCTTAGCGAGTGTGATAGTTCAAGATTATCAGAAGCCGTCACAATCAATGATGAATACAATCAAAGGAAATACTTCTGATTATAAGCAGTGTAAAAATAAGGGAGGCACCTATTTTCCTTTTGGAGATATAAATGCCTTGAGGATGTTTGACCTAAAAATTAAACAAAATTATGGTACGGCTTTAAATGAAATAGCAATATTTTGTGAAAAATTTATTCAAGTGCAAGATAGTATAAAAAAAGACGAAAAACTTGTTAAGGCCCTCGTAGAATTAATCTCTGAAGACGAAACTATTCCTGACGAACAAAAATTCTATGTAGAAGAAGATGGCAGCTATATATCAAAAAAACAATTATTGGAAAGATGTTATTTTTGTTTTCAATCATTTTTATTAGGAATATTTCATTATTCTATAATGCGACAGGAAGCGGCTAATATTGGACGTGAACCATATGATATATGGTGTCCTCCAAAAGGACGTGCTCCCAGAGTATATGAGGGAAACGTAGGAGAAAGCTGGCAAGATATTTCATTGACGTATGTGACCATAGTTGAACCAGTAGAGGCAAAAAATGTAGAAGAGGCAGAAGTGGTTTCTAATGAAGAAGACATAAATAAAAAAGAGCAAGTCAAGGAAAATAATCCTAGACCTGCTCAACAAATGGTAATAAACATTACCGGTAATAATAACAATGTTTATGGACATGTAGACACGGTTAATAATGTGTTCGGGGGAAAGAAAAATGATAAATAAAGTTACACCTTCTATTCCACACAAAGAACAACATGAATCCAAAATGACTACTGTAAACATATCGGGCGACGGTAATACATTAATGGCACGCGTGGATACCGTAAACAATGAATACGGACCTGTATATGTGATTAATGTGCCGTCTTCAAAAGGTGGTTTTATTCAAGAGCGAGTAGAAGCCTTTAATCCTGATTTTTACAATCTTATAGTTGTTGGGGATGAAGATTTAAATGAGACAAATCATTTCCTTTTAGATAAGACTAGAGTTATAACAGAAAGCACATCCCAAGAGTTAAAAAATGCCTATGCAGCATTAACTCCAGAAGCAATTGCAATAATTAAGACATTTCCAACTATAATAGCTACGGAAAATCATTCATATGGTAAAACTGATGACGATCATATGGCTGTATATGGGATGCTCACAGATATTAAAGTGCAGGATAATGGCATAAAAGTATATTATCAGGGCTTGAATCCAGTGCCACAGCAGAAACTAAATGAACTTGCTGCAGAGCTAGGATTTGGTAAAGCTTCTTCATTTAATGAATTAAATCGGGTACATTGGGCTATTAAAAAAGTTAACATGGTAGAAGTTTTGAGAGAAGCTGGAATAAAAATTTTTAGTCTTTAACTAGTAATAGAAAAAATTAGTGAAATTCTGGAGGTGATATAATGCGAGAAGATGATGAAAGTATACAAATAGAAAAATGGGTAAATCTTGAAGATATTGCTGAACACCTTAGCTTAAGCCAAGATACGGTTCGTACATGGATTAAAGAGGGAAAATTACCGGTATATAAAGCAGGAAAAAGATATAAGTTTAAGATTTCTGAAGTTGACGAGTGGGTTAGAAAGGGAAAAATAAAAGAATAGTTTGTCAAGGGGGTAAAAGTAATGCCAACCAAGATGACATCGGCAATTAAACAAATTAGACTAAATGATGCCACATTTTCTAATACAGTAATAGAACCAACTTTTATTAATTTTTTTTATGGTAAAAATGGTGTTGGCAAATCTACTATTGCCTGTGCCGTCAAAGATGAAAGCGATTTGCAGTGGGATGCAGGTACGTCTGTTCTTGACTATGATGTGCTTGTATATGATACAACTTTCATAAAAGAAAATTTTGCGAATTATGATAACCTTCCAGGAGTCTTTACCATCAACGAAACAAATATAGCTGTTCAAAAAGAATTAGAACAGTTAAAGGCAGAACGAAAACAAAAACGTGAAGAGTATCTAAATTATAAAAAATCAATTACGGAGAAAACTCTTGGCAAGGAACAAGCTATGACAACATTTCAAACAACTTGTTGGAAAAAAGTAGAACAGCTAAGAAAAATATTTGACGCTCCGATTACAGGTAAAAAGAAGCCTGCGTTATTTGCTCAAGAAATACTAGTAATAAATCCTCGAAAACATGATTTTGAAGAATTAAGAAAATTATGTGAAACGGCATATTCAAAAGAAGCTCAAATATATCAAGAACTCTCAAAACCACAAGATACTACATTTCAATCGCTTTCAGGATATGGACTGGTAGGAAAAATAATATCAAGCAGTAGTGAAACAGATTTTTCGAAGTTTGTTAAGGCGTTGAAGGCAACAGATTGGGTGCGTGATGGACATAGTCATTATTCTGAAAACAATAATGGTAAATGTCCATATTGTCAGCAGCCATTGCCTGCTAATTTTGATGATGAAATAGCTGCGTGTTTTGATGAAATCTATCAAAATGAAATTTCAGATGTGATAGAGTTTCAAAAGACATTTTCAAAAGAAATGGATTCCGTGCTTAGCACGTTAAATACCAACATAGATATTGCAATGCCGGGTATAGATTTAGAAGAATATAAAACAAAATTACAATCATTAGCAGATGCCATTACAATTGACAAACAGAGAATTGCAGCAAAAGTTAAGGAACCGAGTAAGATTATTGCTCTGCAAGAAATAGATACTTTGATTACTGAAATGAATGCGATTATTGATTCTCTAAATGAAAAAATTAGGGGAAACAATGATATCGTTAACGATATTAAAACACAAAAGATAAAATGCAAAAAAAATGTTTGGGAATATCTTGCAGATTTCTTGGGCAACGAAGTTAAAAGCTATAATAATACAGTAGCTGCCTTAGATAAAGAAATAAAGCAGTTAAAAATAGATATGGATAAATTAACAAGTCTAGGTTTTTCTTTAGCTCAAAAGATTAATGAACTTAATAAAAAGACTATTAATACAGAGAGCACAATAGAAAGCATTAATAATATTCTTTCTCATTCGGGGTTTCAGGGATTTAGCCTTCATTCTAAAGAGAATGTTCCAAACACTTACGAAGTAATTAGGTATGACGGAACTGTAGCAGAAAATCTTAGTGAGGGAGAAAGAAATTTTATCGCCTTTTTATATTTTTATAATATTGTTCGCGGCAGTTTAAATAGCGAAGAAGTTAAAGAAAAGATAGTCGTCATAGATGATCCTGTATCTAGCTTGGACAGCAGCGCTTTATTTATAGTCAGCGCATTGGTAAGAGAAATGATTGAAGTTTGCAATAATAATACAGATTATTTAAATCAAAGAATTGTTGGGGATTATATAAAACAAATTTTTATTCTTACACACAACGTATATTTTCATAAGGAAATAACATATCATCATGAAAATCAGTATCGTAGCGTTAATTTTTATGTAATCCGTAAAACAGAAAATATTTCTAGCTTAAAACTTTGCGTTAGACAGAGCCAAAGTGAGCCTACTAATATGGAAAATTATAATCCAATCCAAAATTCTTACGCCGCATTATGGGATGAGTACAAAGAATTAAAAACGGTAAATACAATAACCAATGTGATTAGACGCATCCTAGAATATTACTTTATACAATTATGTGGTTATGAAGGACATAATCTATATGAGATTGTACTCGAAGATAACAAAGAAAAGTTTGTGGACGAAATAAATGGCCCTAATCCGAATTATGATAAATATCATCTCGCAGCGGCTTTACTTTCTTATATGGAGGAAAGCTCATCAACCGTTAGTGACGGACTTAATTATATAGAAGATGGTACTGACGTGGAGCAGTACAAACTAGTGTTTAAACTAATCTTCGAATCCATGCACCAGGAACAACATTATAAAATGATGATGGGTATAGAAGAATAAAAATGGAGTTTATTTTATATGAAAATTAATAATAGAAGATATACCGGAAGCAAATATAAATTGATGCCTTGGATAAAAAAAATGATAGTCGAAAATTGTGATTGTCATGAAAGTTTATTTGATGTGTTTGGTGGCACAGGAGTTGTATCAGCATCTCTTTTGGATATTACAAAGAGTACAGTAATCAATGACTTCCTTTTTTCAAATCAAATAATTTATAAAGCGTTTTTTACACAAAAGAAAATAGATAATAAAAAAATGAACGAATATTCCCGGAAATATGAGGAAATTAATAAGAAAGAATTGAAGGATAATTACGTTTCTATCAATTATGGTGATAAATATTTTAAAAATGAAGATGCTAAATTAATAGGATATATACGTGAAGATATTTTAAAAGATTTGAAGAAGAAAAAGATAACGGAACATGAATACGATGTCCTTCTGGCGTCTTTGCTTTATTCTTTAGATCGTTGTGCTAACACAGTTGGGCATTATGAAGCATTTATTAAAGGAAAAGCAATTAGAACAGAATTCAAATTTGACTTAATAGAACCGATAATTACAACTAATAAAGTTAAAATTTTTCGAGAAGATTCAAATATGTTAGCAAAGAAAATATGCGCAGATGTGGCTTTTATCGATCCACCATACAATAGTCGGCAGTATTCTCGCTTTTATCATTTGTTAGAAACGATCACAAAATGGGATAAGCCAGAGTTATATGGAGTTGCAATGAAACCACCTGAGGAGAATATGTCATCCTATTGTAGAAATAGTGCTCCGGAGGCTTTCGCTGATTTAATAAAAAACATAAATGCTAAGTATATAGTTGTAACATACAATAACACATATGATTCTAAAAGCTCTTCATCTAGAAACAAGATTTCATTAGAAGAAATTAAGAATATATTAGAAGGAAAAGGAACTACAAAGGTCTTTAAAAAGAGCTATCACAGGTTCAATGCAGGCAAAACTGATGCTGTTGATCATAAAGAGATGCTTTTTATTACAAAGGTGAATCAATAATGAAAAAGATAATTAAAAGGTCTCCATTTTTTTACGTTGGAGATAAATATAAATTGATGCCTCAATTAATAAGATTTTTTCCAAAAGATATAAAGACTTACATAGAACCATTTGCGGGAGGGGGGAGTTCATTTTTAAATGTTGAAGCCGAAAAATATATAATTAATGACATTGATTATTACGTGATTGCTTTACACCAGAAAATTTCATCGTATGCTAATAAAGAAAAAAGTCTTTTTAAAGCTTTATTTGATAAAATTAAGCACTATGGTTTGTCCTGCTCTTTTAATAATGTATGTGTGCCAGACTCTTTAAAGAAACAATATATTAAAACATATTACGCGCATTATAATAAAGATGCGTATATAAAAATGAAAAAAGATTTTAATGAAAACAATGATTTCCTTTTACTATATCTATTATTGATATATGGGTTTAATCATATGATCAGATTCAATTCTAACGGTGCGTTTAATTTGCCTGTAGGAAACGTAGACTTTAATAAAAATGTTTATGCTGCTCTTTGTAATTATTTATGTTTTTTCAGCAAAAAAAATACCAAATTCTATAATCTTGACTTTGCAAAATTTTTAAATACTATTAGACCAAACGCTAATTCATACATTTACTTTGATCCTCCGTATTTAATATCCGGATCGGAATATAATAAGTTCTGGAATGAAAAAGAGGAACAAAGGTTATGTGATTGTTTAGATAAATTGAATGAAAAGGGTATTAGATTCGGTATTACCAATTTGATACGGCATAAAGGAAAAACAAACACCGTATTTTGTGAATGGTCAAAAAAATACACCGTTTATCAAATTAATAGTAATTATATTAGTTTTAATGATAACACATTAAAAGCTACGTCTAAGGAGGTCTTTGTAACTAATTATGTCATGGAATAGAAAAGCAGAAAGAAAACCATTAGCTTTTTCAACAACGATGAGAAACCCTGACAGAATTGCAGGCTTTCTTAGTTGCATCCTCCCCTTTGAGGGGAGAAAATTAACAAATGAAATCATACATGAAGTTATTGTAAATTTGATTACTAAAAAACTGTATGCTACACAAAAGTATGAACTTACAAAGGAAAACTACAAAAAAATATATTATGATGAAGATAGTAGCTTCACAAGAAATCAAGTTGAAGATATTATATTGAATAGTCCGCAGGAACATAAAGAGGCTGGCTTTGATAAAGGCTGGCCTTCAAGATTTGATACCTGGTATAAATTGCAAAAAGAATTTGGCTTTTTGACTTATGATATTAATGAAAATATCAGTATAACAGTTACTGGACATATGCTTATTGATGCATATAATGAAAATCCTGTCAACGAAAAAAAGATTCAAAATGTAATGCTTAATGCATTAATAAAATATCCAACAAATAATCCTTTTAAAAAAAATTTAAACTCAAATGTCCCTTTAGTATTACTTCTGCAAGTTTTGAATTTGTTAAAGCAAGATAAAAATGAGAATGGTGCGGGAGTATTTAGACAAGAAATACCGCTTTTTGTTTGTTGGCCTGATAGTGATGCTAAAAAGCTATATAATACCATAAAACAAATACGTCTAAAAGTTGGATTTAATTATTCTGATGAATTTATATACGATATTTGTTTGGAGTTGTTAGATGCAGACTACACCAAAGCAAATAGATTTAAAATGTCCAAAATATGTAGTGAAGCGGTAGATGAATATATTAGGAAAATGAGGAGCACAGGTGTAATTTCTTTGCGTGGCAATGGTCGCTTCATTGATTTTAATATGATCGAAAAAGAAAAAATTTCATATGTATTAGAAAACTATCCAAGTAGTAAGGTGTACAATTCTGTTTCTGCATATTGTGAATATATGAGTAGCATTGATAGTCATATTTTAGAAATTGCTCAAGATACTTCAATAGATATAGCAGATGTTAGAAAACATACACTTTATAAGTATGCGAAAGAATATTCCTCGGAGAAAGTTTTTGACGAATTAAATAAAGTATGCAAGAAACAACCTTCAAAAGATTTGATGCTAAAGTTTATAAATGCACCAACTAGATTAGAGTTTTTAACAAGTTTAGCACTAGTACAACAGCTTGCGGGGTTAGATGTAAACCCAAATTATTCTGTGGATGACGAGGGGCTACCAACTTTTACAGCAGGTGGTGGAGTGGCTGATATAGAGTGCTACGATTGTGATTATGATAGCTTTTTTGAAGTAACACTTATGTGCGGAAGACATGATCAGGTGAATAATGAGATTGTGCCTATTCGCAGACATTTAATAGAGCACAAAAAAAATAAAGAAAAATCGTTTTCGGTATTTTTAGCTCCTGTTATTCATGATGACACAAAGGAAGCAGCTAAGCTATATAAACATTTTGACAAAATAGACATAATACCATTAGATGTAGGAGAATTTATATCCAGAATATCGTCAATATCAAAAGCGTCACAATTATTGACGTACTATTATGATTTTCCTAACGCTAATTTTGGTAATCTTTTAGTCGCAGAAAAAAAATAAAAACTATAAGAAGTTTAAACAGTGTAGGAGGAGATATTTGTGGAAGCTAGTCCAATGAGTGTGTTTGAACAGTTTATAAAAGAAGCCTATGGGTCACAATATGTTATTCCTGTATATCAAAGAAATTATACTTGGAAGAAGAGCAAACAGGTTAAACAATTGCTTTTTGATATAGAACAAATTCTTTGCGGAAATAAAAAAAGACATTTTATTGGTACTATTGTTTACGTTATTGTAAAAACAAATTTTATGGTTAGGGAAAGAGCAATTGTTGACGGACAGCAAAGGCTGATTACCATGTTCTTGATCACATATGCCTTAAGAAATATTGCGCTTAACAAAAATGAGAATAAAATTGCAGAGGCGTTGAATAATAATTATCTTGAAAATGTGACAGGCGATGAGCAGTATAAGTATAGATTGCAACCTTCTGTTTCGGACGATGATGCGTATTCATACATTGCCGCCGGAAAAATTGACGAATATACTAAGAATTCACGCGTAATGGAAAATTATAGGTTTATTTATAAAGAACTAGAATTATTATGTGATAAATATACACTAATGGATGTTATTAATGCTGTAAGGGCACTGTATATTGTGAGAATTGAATTGGCTGAAAATGATGATGCACAACAAATTTTTGAAAGCATTAATTCTACTGGAGAAAAACTTACGGCAGCAGATTTGATAAGAAATTACATTATGATGAACAAATCTAATTCTGAACAGGAAAAAATTTATAAAGAGTATTGGCTGGAACTTGAAAAAATATTTCCGGAATCAAAGAAGATGGCAGAGTTTTTTAGGTTTTATTTAGCTGGAAAAACATATACTCTTACAACAGAAAAAGAACTATACGGCGTTTTTAAAGAGTATTGGGGAAATAAAATTTTATGTAAAAACTATGTTGAATTGTTGGATGACATAAAGAGCGATGCCCGAAGATTTAAAAAATTATATTTGTCTCAAAAAGTTGACGAATTGGGAGTAACATTACAAGATTATAGGAAGTTGCAAAGCTTTATGCCCGCTCCTTTTATGATGGTTATATTAGAACATTATGAAAATAAAAAGATAACAGAAGAGCAAACTCTGAAAATATTTAAATTAATTAATACTTATTTAGTCAGAAGATATATAGCCGGACAGGATACGAGCGCAATTTCAAGATTTTTTCCGGGCTATTTAAAGAGTGTTGAAACCCGTATTGAAGAAGAAAAAACTTATGAAAATATAGTTGGAATTTGTAAATATTATTTAGTTAATGAAAACAAAGGTAAGGCTGCTTTTATGCCTGATGATAGTCAAATAAAAACATTCTTACAAACGGCAAATGCTTACTCACTTTCAAATATAAGATGGGTGTTAGATAAAATAGAAACTGAGGGAAATCCGGCTCCGGTTGTTCTTAGTTCTTTAAATATTGAACATATTATGCCTCAAACGCAGAATGAATATTGGAAAAAAATTTCAGGGCTGGAAGTGGACGATTACATAAAAACAGTAAATCGAATAGGAAATCTTACTTTAGCAGCAGCTAGTGATAATAGTAAGATGGGGAATAGTGATTTTGAACACAAAAAAATAATATTGGCTAGTACAAAACATTTGAAATTGAATGAATCAATACTTAAGAAGAAAAATTGGACAATAAAGGATATAAATGAAAGAACAAAAGCATTAACAGAGAAAATAATACAAATATTTCCTTATCCAACTATTCAATATAGCATTTTGGGAAAAGAAAAAAATAGATATATTACGCTCAACGCAAAAGGTATTAATGCTATGGGATATCTTAATAATGATAATACACTGACAATTTATGCGGATAGCCAAATAAAATTTGACGTTTTACCAAATAGTGAATCACTTAAAGAATTAAGAGAAAATTTCATAGAGCAAGAAATAATAGTTAAAATTAATGGGAATTATTATTTTTCTCAAAATTATACGTTTAAATCACCTAGTACAGCAACGGATTTCATCTTAGGGGGGTCAAATAATGGCTGGTTGTACTGGAAAGATGCTGATGATAAAATTATAAATGAGAGCTTGCGTAATCTTTAAAAGAGAATTTTAAGGACGGAAGTAGATGAAATATGATTATTGTTGATGATGCAAAAGATATACCTGCTTTGAATGAAAATAGGCAGTATGAAATTTATGTAAAAAAAAACAAAATATAAAGATTTGGCTGGTATCAAGGCAAATATGGTTTATTGAACTAGAAAGACCAAATACATATTACAGTTTTCAATTTAGAAATATTTTTGACAGTATTAAAGAGGTATTTGGCGTTTTGTTCCGTATTTCCGATTATGACTTAGCTATTTATCTTTTGAAACATTCTTATTATTCTAACGACGAATCCATTGATGCAGTAAGAATGCACCCACAGTATAACTTGTTCTTTAATAATGAGCTTTTTGAGCTTTGTATAAAAAAATGGCCTAATAGACTCTTTTCACTATTTGTCGTTGAAAAGCATCAAAATTTGTATACAAGAATGTCAAATGCAAAGCTTGTGAAAGCAATTCTTGCTGGCCAAGTAAAAAAAAGTTGTTTGTGAAGGTATATATACTGATAATTGGGCATTTGATGAAGAACTAAACAATCAAACAGGGGAAATGGATCCGCTGGATTTAGCTAAAGAGATATATGAATCAAATTCAGATTATTTTTTTAGCAAAGAAGGTAAAGAATTAGGTGTTAGTTATAGTTGTGGAGAGTTTTCTGGTTCATATAAAGTCCTATTTAAATAAAAAGCATTTTCAATGTCAGATTGTCTGGATTAGTAGCTAACGGTCCATACCTTGCCATTTTCCATGTAAATGTTGCTTTCTCCGGTCTAACAATGTAAATCTTAGGGAAATACTTTATATGAATTTGTGATAATAGTCCAAGGTATTTTCCGGTATTAATAAACCTGACATGTTCTCACAAACGAGGGAAGAATTTTGTCATTATCAATTTTAAGGCCATAAAAGCTCTATGAAAAAAACAAAGAAAAAGCTCTTAGAATATCAATGCAGGGGGCTCGTTTCAGGTGTTCGAGATTGATGTCAAGAAATTTTGGGTATAAAAAGCTCTGAAAGGCGCATAAAATCAAGCTCTAGGCTATGTTGCATATTGGTTGATATGTTCGTCTCAAAGTGAAATTTAGGTAAAATGGGGGCGAAAAAAGGCCAAAATAGGAAAATATCAAGCCTAAAATTGGCGTGTAGACATTAAACTTGGGGGCTCGTTTCATGTTGAGGCGGTTACCCTGCTTATCAAGGCCTGAAAGGACGAGGAGAAGCAGAGGTAGCGCCCATGTCAAAACTTCCCAAGAGCTCGTCAGAAGAACGAGCGATTGGCAGAAGTTGACGGCGGAGAGTGTCGTCCTGTTGTCGCGAGTATAGCAGGAGCGAGAGCAGGCTAACGACACCTCTGTGATAGCTGTCCAAGAATGCGAAAATAAGAGAAGCATGATTGGAGACAGCGAACCACTAGGCGGTTGTCTAGCTAAGCGACGCAATAAGCTGCTGAAACTGACCATGTCAAAACTTCCCAAGAGCTCGTCGGAAAAGCGAGCGATTGGCAGAAGTTGACGGCGGAATGTGTAGTGCAGCTTATTAAGGGCTAGTACTGAAATAAAATCGTCGCTGTTCACTCATCTACTTTGTCAGACCTTGCGGTTTTGCAATAGGATGTACAGTTTGTACTATCCTATTACAAAATCCTCGGTCTTTCGCGTATCTGGGTAAATAGCGGCGATTTTTGTGTTGTTGGGAAAATAAAAATCATAAAAACAAAAGAGATAGTGCGACAAAAGGGACGGTTCTGTTTGTAGCATGGGAGTTAAAATATTGTGGTAAAGAAGTTATAGAAATTTGGTCACACTTATTAGTTTATGACAGCAGGGACAGACCCTGCTGTCATAAACTAAATTATAAAGGTATTTTACAGGATCTGGCGAATATATCCAGTACTTGTGTAGTCTGTCGATGCATCAGAAACAAATGGCGTGGCAGCTCCAAAAGAATGAAAAAAGTAATAGGAGGAACCCACAATGATTAAGAGCTTTTTTTCTCTGTTTCTGGTTTGTGCAATGCTTGTGGCCAGCAGTGCGGAGGCGTGCACTAGCATCCGCATAAAAACAACCGATGGTAATGTCTTCTATGCCCGAACAATGGAATACTCTCCTGGCGATCCGGAGCACCCGGATACGATTTCAATCGTTCCGTCCGGAACGAAGTATTTT